TACGTGTGGCGCGTTCAGGCTGGAGAAATAAAGAGGACAAGCATTGATCTAAATAAATTATCAATCAAGTTCGCTGAAGCGAAAGGAGGATCAGAAGCGACCAACAAGACCTTGTTTGCTCACATAGAGGAGATGAAGGAAGCAATAGCCAGAATAGAAAGCCACTTAATTACCAGCGGAGGAAAGAAAAATGTTGGCTGAATACAGCGAATACATAGTGCTTGGCATTGGCGTTGTGATAGCAGTTATCGCATGGGCGCTGAGAAAAGAACATGCTCGCATAGAAGCATGCGAAGCATCCATCTCCGACGTTGCGAATAGATTAAGTAAGGCAATTAACGACATAGCGAAAAACAACGTGGCGGACATCGAGTGGCGCAAGCGAGTGGAGGAGAACCACAGGGGGCTGCTTAAGGCGGATGAGGACAGAAGAGGAGACGCTAGAAAGATTTACGATAAAATAGGGACAATTGAAAACAGCATGCACAAGGAACTTCAGCGATTAGCTGAGAAAATTGCGGGGAAATAACCATGACTACAACTTTAACTGCGGCGACCCTCACGGTCACCTTGAAGGAATCAATCGAGCTGAATGGTGTGGAGCAAGGAGCCACCAACACGAAGACCATAGCGAGCATAAATGAAATATCCAAGCGCATCGTGACGGTTACCACATCCGAGGTGGAGATCATAGCGATGGGAACTGCCGTTAGTACGGGAACCTTCATAGAGGGCGACGTACGCTATATAAGATTTACTAATCTGGATGACACGAATTTCGTTACCCTGACTTTCAAGAATGAGAACGACGACGAGTTCGCCGTGAAGGTGGACGCAGGATACAGTTTCATTTATCCAGCCGACAACTCAGGTGGGGTGGTGGATACGATGGACGCAATAGATGGAACGGGTTTAACCCTTGCATTGGGAGATTTGGTAAACGTAACTGCAGATGCAGACACAGCGTCATGCGACATGGAAATATTCGTGGCAAGCGTATAGGAGCAAACTTATGAGTACAAAGAAAATAACGGCATTAACTGAACTATCCGCTGCGCCAGCGGCTACGGACATGATACCCGTGGTGGACGTGAGTGACACCACCGACGCATCGAGTGGCACCACCAAGAAGATTACTGCAACGAATATCGGGAAGGGGATCGGTATAGGCGCGGGCAGCACCACGGCGGAACCCGTGAAGATTGATACTTCCAATGGACGACTTGGAGTCGGCACGGCTTCGGGAGATACTCAGCTCTTTGTTAAAGGAACAATCACCTCTTCTCCAAATAACTCAGGAAACAATGGAGCGGTTAAATTATTAACTGATGGAAGTGATGGGTTAATAACGGTATATGATTCAAGCGGTGATGTCCAAGCGCGTATTGATGCAAATGGTGATAATAGCTATTTTAACGGCGGCAACGTTGGGATCGGTCTTACTGTGCCTGAGGGCAAGCTTCACATACTGTCTGGTGATGCATCGGTTGCGCCACATACGGGAGCGGATGAATTGGTATTGGAAAATGCAGGGCATTGCGGAATGAATATTTTGGCGAACGACGTTGGCATTGCATCCGTGTATCTTGGTAGTACTTCGGATCAAGTTGGAGCAGGAATTGAATGGGATTATGATGGTGATACCAATGGTCTTTTCAAAGTAGGCACGTCAAACGCAAATGCGCAATTTGCATTCACAAGTGGTGGGGGGACGGAAGCTGCTCGTTTTGACGCTAATCAAAATTTATTGCTTGGTGGAACAGCCTCACCCACTTCATCCGTTGGAAACCTGTGTTTATTCAACGGCACGGCGCCAGCGGCAAGTGTTACCAATGGTGTGGTATTGTATGCTCAAGACGTAAGCACCAGTGAACTAAAGGTGCGTGATGAAGCGGGTAACATATCAACGCTTTCACCTCATAATTTTGAGTTACTTGGTGACCGTTCGGAAGAAATGGCATGGAGTTATGCATCCAAGAATGCATTCATTGGAAAAGAAGTTGCCGTGGACATGACTAAAGTAATCAGAGCCTTGGAAAAGTTGACGGGCGAGGAATATATTAAAATTAGAGACATTGCGGATTCAGAGAAACTGGATTGGGATGAGGAAGAGAAGCGCAAGGAGGCCGATCAGAAAGCGAACATTGATGCTTACAAGGTGAAGAAAGCGGAGAGTGACAAGGAAAAGGCAGATTTTGACAAGGAGTGGGGAACATTACCGACTAATTCCAACACGAAGGCCGAGATAAAAACATTCTTGGACGATAAGAAAATAGATTATGAGGATGCCACGAAGGAGGAACTATTAAAGAAGGTTCCTGAAAAGCCAGAGTTCACTGAGGTGGAACCTACTGCCTATACCAAGAAGTCAAAACCAGACTGGTTAAAATAAATGGCGTTCTCGCAATATGGTAGTTGGCAACGCTCCACGGGGCGTCTTGATGATCCCATCGACATAGACGGGGATGGGGGGTTTAGCGGATTGGATAGTTACAGTGAACCCACCACGCTCAAGCAGGGCATGGTGACTGTCAGCGAGAACATGAGGTTCGACGGCGGCAAGGCCACCGTCAGGAAGGGTTTGGAGTTTAGGGCTGGAAGTACTTTTGATTTTACTTATTCAAGTGGCGTCGACGAAGTATTTGCGTCGGGGGTGGTAACGGACGTGGACGACACGAATCGCGATTATTTGCTGGCAGCGACGAAGACTAAGGCGTTGTTGTTCGGCAACGTGTCGGAGGGTGATGAAATAGTGGCGGAGGATGGGTCGTATCTAATCACCGAGGCGGGTGACAGATTCGCAACGAAGACCTATGACCGCTACGTTAGCTATTACAGCGCTACGTTCGCCACTTCCGACGTGAATACGTCCAATGAAACCTTTACGGAAAGTTCGCACAAATACCAAACGGGTGATGCGGTGGAGGTCAGCACGACGGACACGATACCGGGCGGGCTGGCTGTATTAACCACCTATTACGTTATAAACGCCAGCAGCAGCACGATCAAGCTGGCTACCACCCTAACCTTGGCGAAAGCTGGGACTGCGATAAACATAACAAGTACGGGGGCAGGCACGCACACCATACAAACTGTGGTGACTGACTCCATGAAGGCAAGCGTGCTGCAAGCCAACAACAAGGTGTTCATCTTCAGGCCGGGCGCTCGTCCCTTGGAATGGGACAGCAGTTTCACTGATACAAACGGTGACGGCACGGTGGATTCAGTGTTTGCGGCGAAGACCACCACGGCTACTTCTGGCAGCGCATGTCCAGAAGCCGACTGGGGGGTGTACTTTCGCAACAGGTTGATTGTTCCCACCACCGATACAATATCCACCACTGTTACCGACAATCCGCAAACCATCGTGATGTCGGACATACTGGACGACAACGAGTTCGTTATAGATGGTGAGTTCTACATGAACAAAGGTTCAGCCGATTATATTGTAGGAGCCATACCCTACCAAGAAGACCAGCTTATAGTGATGAATAGAAGAAGCATTCACATGATAAGTGGCATTAGGAATACCACCACGGCAGTGCATACGGAGATAACTAGGCAATATGGATGCGTTGCGAGGAAGACAATAGCTCAACAAGGCCCATACACTTATTTTCTGAGCGACAATGGGATATACTCTCTTTCGCCGGGGATGGATCCAGCCAAGACGGGCGATGCAATAGCGATTAGTAAAGTTGCTCCGTTGTCCACTCCCTTGTCGCGGCCCATCAACGACGTTATAGACGAGGTGAACTTCGACGACAACACGATAAGCAAGGCGGTTGGGATTATCCACGAGAACAAATATTTCATTGCCTTGCCTATTACCGACGGCACTGATCAAGACTGCACGATTGTCATGGTGTACGACTTTTTGCTGCAAGCGTGGGTGAGCAGGGATACTTTTCCGTCTGGTTTCGTAATAGACAATTTTGTAATTACCAGCTTTGGGGCTGGCAACACGAAGCGGCGTTTGTTCATAGTGAACGACAAGGGATGGTCGATATACGGTGAAACCGAAACGGATGATTCAGCTAGAGTAATAGGCACCGACACCACTGCGACCACTGCGATAGCTGGAAAGTTGATTACACGTAATTTCAACTTAAACAACGTGGGGGTAAAGAAGTTTCATACTGGGCAAGTGGCAGTGGACGTAAGCGCCAACGACGAGTTTACCATAACTCCCCATACCGTTGATCCCGATTCTTCGGGAACAGCGATTACCATAAGTGGTGATTCCACTGAGGACAAGCTGACCAGATTCGGTATACGCAGTCGCGGGT